CAAACATTATTCTTTAATGACAAAAATAATAAATACTTTAAACTTATTTATGCGTAAATTAATAATTTTTATAATATAAAAAAAAAGTATTATGAATTTGGAATTAAAAAAATTCGATATGAAAAATATTATATTTAAATCCAGTGAAACTCATGGACCAGTAATTGTTTTAATAGGACGCCGAGATACAGGTAAATCTTTTTTAGTTAAAGATTTGTTATATCATCACCAAGATATTCCTATAGGAACTGTTATTTCCGGTACAGAAGCAGGAAACGGCTATTATGCCAAAATGGTTCCGAAGTTATTTATTCATGAAGAGTATAATACAGCAATTATAGAGAATATTTTAAAAAGACAGAAAATGGTAATTAAACAAATTAATAAAGAAGTTGCTGCTTATGGTCGTTCAAATATAGATGGGCGTGCTTTCGTTATCCTAGATGACTGTTTATATGATAATTCATGGGCAAGAGATAAATTAATGCGATTACTTTTTATGAATGGAAGACATTGGAAAATTATGTTGGTTATTACAATGCAATACCCTTTAGGGGTACCACCAAATTTAAGAACAAATATCGATTATACATTTATTTTAAGGGAACCTTATATCAATAATAGGAAACGTATATATGAAAATTATGCAGGTATGTTTCCAACATTTGAAAGTTTTTGTCAAGTAATGGATCAATGTACTGAAAATTATGAATGTCTAGTTATATCCAATAATGCAAAATCTAATAAATTAGATGACCAAATATTTTGGTATAAAGCAGACCCTCATCGTGACTTTAAATTAGGATCAAAAGAATTTTGGGAAATGTCTAAAGATTTGGCTTCTGATGATGAAGAAGAATTATACGATCCAAAATCACAAAGAAAGGGACCTCGAATTAATGTTAAGAAAAGTAGGTGGTAAAATTACATTCTATCCAATACTTTATCAATCTCTCCGCCACCCAATTCCTTAATTAGATTTTCTTTATAATGCTTTTTAACATCAAAAGTGCAATTATGTTTTTCTAACTGCATATGTTGTCTACAAAATTTTTTCCCACATTTACATTCAAGTTCAATCAATGACAATTTCTTCTTACATCCTTCTAATTCACAACGTCTTTTTTTTTTCTTTTTTTCCTGTTTTTTCTGTTTAGTATCTTTAATTTGTTGTTTTAAAGGATTTTGTAAACTATTTTCACTTTTAATATCTGAAGAATTCAATAATTTCATATTCTTAATTTTGCTCATAGGAGGTAACTTAGATGTAAAATTACGTATAGGATTCTGATTGCTTGTCATAGTATTATTATATATATATAAATAATTTTATATAAATCAATTTATAAAATTATTTATTATCATCATCTTTTTTTTCACTTATTTCCATATCTAAACCTTGTGCTTCTTTAAATGCTTTGTCTCTGGTGCGAGTTCTTACATTGGCGCCTTCGAATAATTCTTTTCGAATATCTGCCGATGAAACTTCTTCTGATGAATTCAAAACAGATTCCGTTGTATTCATGTTTGCAATGCCTACTAAATTACCTTCACTGTCTATATTTTGTGTAAGTTTGTTACCACTTTGTAAAGCTATCTTTTTATTTTCTTCAATAGCTTGTTTTTTAGATTCTTTGATACGCTTTTCAAACTCTTGTTTAGCACTTTTTTCATTTAAGTTTTTCTCTTTCATAAGTTGATTTAGCTCTTCTTCTAGATACTCAACACGACCTGTTTTATAAGCTTCAGGGTTCCATGGCATCCACATACCAACTGGTCCAACAAATACATCATGGTTAGGGTCAACCTCCCTTAACATGCGACATCTTAATTCTGCTTCTTGTTGTGTAGGATAAGATCCTCGAACTTTAATACCACGTGTGCAAGTTTGAAAATTGTACCGGGCTATAAATTCTATTTCTAAGTCATCTTCTTTAGCATCTAAGAAATTTTTATAATCATCATCAATAGATGTTTTCACCAATTCATCTTTTTCTGATTTTATAAATTCTTGAAAATCAACCATTACTGCATCAAAATTAAAATTATATTTAAAAGACATAAAATTTAGAAACTGTGTAAATTTTTGCGTAGATTTAGTAAAATCCCAGTGTTTTAGGAATTCTTCGAAAAAGAATAACTCCTTTCTCTTCAAAATTTTTTCTGGAGATACAAAACTAATACAAGTGAATTTTTGTCCAGCAATTGCTTTATCTTCTTCTAATAAATCAACATATTTAGGATTTTTAGTTCCATTAGGATTAAATTGTCTCTCAAAACTCAAATTTTCCTTTGACATTATAATTTATTTCTATATATTTTATTTTAAGTTTTTATTGTTTATATATATATTTTTTTTCTTGATGAATTATATAAAATGCTCGGAGGATTAGGTAATGTTTTAGATATTGGCGAACTCGTCAGACGCATCGTAAAATATGTTATTGAAGGTATTATGGTCGCAATTGCAGCGTATGCTATTCCAAAGCGCTCAATGAACCTTGATGAAGTTATGCTCGTTGCATTAACTGCTGCTGCTACATTTAGTGTTTTAGATACTTATGTTCCAAGTATGGCTGGTTCTGCACGTTCCGGAGCAGGATTTGGGTTGGTTTCCCTCGTATGTAAATAACTAATAATCATATAATTATTAATTTAACTAATAATTATATTCCTGGATTAAAAATATCAAATGGTTTATTTTTACAAACTTTTTTAGGCCATTGTTTTGTAGAATACATAAATTTATCTATAGATACTCCTTTTAATTTTGCATTAGAGCAATTTACACAAGGAGGAATTTTTTCTTCAGTATCATAACACATAGCAATATAACCATGTCCTTTAGGATTTATATAATTTTGACAAGTTCCAGAACCAACAACAGACATAGTAGGCGTATTCAATACACTTAAATCTTTCATTTCATCACATTGTTCGGGGGTTAAATTTTCAGCATCAATTAAAAGTCCATCAAATAGTCCTTTTCTATCATCTTTGCCATTTCCATCCATACATTGTTTTACTTTATTCCAATCAGGCATTGAATCGCCTTTATTCATATTTATCATACCCCATACTTCCATGCTTGTTTTATTTTTCATATCTTTCATTACGGTCCAATAATCTGGATCACCACCATTATCCCATGGACAAGCTTTTGAACCCGCTTTAGCTGATGTTATATATACACCCTGCACGTCTCCTTTTGATACTTGTTTAAAACATTCTCCTACATCTGCACTACCTTCTGGATAACAAGTTCTCATAGATAAATGGTTACCATTGACAAATCCTTCTATATTCGCGAATTTGTTATAAAATATTAAAATTAGAATTAATAATAACAATAATATTATCATTTATATTAATTTAGATTATTTATTGAATCTTAAATTGTTGGTATAAATTCCCAATGAAGTTCACGACAAATTTTTTTCCAAATTTCATCTTGTTCTATTCTTTTTACTGGATCTTTTAGCATTGGGAAAAAAGATAAAAATCGCACTCTATCATCTGGACAATGTTTAGCATAAGGTTTCTGAATATCCATAAATAAATTACATAATGTCTCTTCTAACTGGGGTTTCATAAGAGGTGGTTTAATTCCTAATTTGTCTTTAATAAAAGGAATATGTTCATAATACTTATTATATCCTAATTTTTTTAGAATATCTTTAGCTTTTTTATTGCTCATTTGAGCTAATGTAATTCTTTCTTTCTTTATTTGTTGAGTAATATTTGTTAATACTTCTTCTGGTATTTGTGTAGTTTCTTTTGCTTGAAATTGAGCTAAGATTTCGCGGAAATGATTTATTCGCTTATATGCATAAAAACATACTTCCTTAGGAGGTTCTTTATAAGATGGCTTTTCATGTTCTATTAAAAAAGATACTTGGTATGCACAAGAATTGCATATCATAACTCCTTCACACTCAACAGGTATTAATTCACCATTACAATTATTACAAATTTCGTGTGATTGTATATAATCATTTACATCAAGAAATGAATCATCAATATTATTAAGATATTTCTGTGTATTAGTAACTTCATCTTTTTTTGCTTGTTGAATTTCATTTTTTTTATTAAAAAAAGAATGCAAAACTGTTGTTTTATTAATACTGCCTCCTGCTAAATTTTTTTTCTTTTCATAATAATCAAAAACATACTTAGAATTATCTAACAAATATACTTTTTTTTCTTTCTCGTATTTAAAAATAAGTTTTTTATTCTTTTTCAACTTATCATTAATATCTAATCGTTGGTCGAGTGTTATATTCTTTTTTCGTAGTTTTCTTTTTAATTTTTGGCATTGTTGTTTCAATTCAGGTATTATATTGTTCTCTATA